TCTAATTTTTGAATGTCAAATTCATTAACTAAAAAATAACCAACAAATATTTTACTATCTTTATCTGCTATTTGTTCAATATAATCTTTCCAATATTTGTTATAAAGATTATTTGTTGTATATCTTTCAGGTGTGTAATATACTTGTCTTGGATTTGTAAACGATAAATCAAAAGTAGGATTCTGTACATCATCTAAATGACCAGCATAGGCATAGTTACTTCTAACTGTTGTTCCGCTTGTTGCTATATGTGACCATGTATAATTAGTATTTTTTAACCCTCCATAATAAAGTAATCTAATATTTGAAGGTGTGAACTTTATAGCTCCATTATTATCTAAAGTATATATCTTAGAAATTACTCTATCATGTCCAATTGTATCAACTAATGGAGTAGGACTGAATATAAGTTCAGTTCTAACCTCACCTTTTAGAAAATCGTTTTGTATATCGTATTTCTTTTGACCATATATTTCAGCAAACTTTGTTTGATAGTCTGTGTTAAAATAATCTTTGTCATCTTTATAGGTAAATAAATAAGTTTTATTATTTATTTCACCCATTGGAATTATTTTAGTTTCTTTTGAGTAGTCTAATTTATCAGACCAATCCTCTACTGTTCCGCTACTATAAAACGTAGGTCTTGGCTCTATTAATAAGTTAAATTCATTACTTTTATCAACCTCAACAAATAAGTTAAATGCTTTTATTATTGAGTTAAAAAAATCACTTTGTTTTATATTATCGGGCAATACATCTGATAATATTACTGTATCACCTTCTTGTATTGTTGAATCTAATAATTGCCCAGTAAAATAACTTGTACTTAATAAGTTTAAATCACCTTCTAATGGAACTCCATTTGGAAAATCTAAATCCAAAATAGATTCTGGTGTTGTTGTAGTGATTGCACAATATACAGTTTGATTTGCATTTAAATATGTTTGTATTTCAAGTGTTCCCTCTGCATCTGAGCTTAATTGACCATAACTTATTGAGTTACTTCCTGTTTTAGTTGCTCTTATATTAAAATAACCATTAATAAAATTTTCTCCATTCCTAATTAATATTATAGGAATATTAGCAATAATAGTTACACCTTTGAAAATACAAAGATTACCGATTAATATATTTGTATTTAAAGTAAATGTTGATGGTGAACTTTGTGGATAATAAGTAAAATTTAACTTAATATTTGTTTTAAATTTATAATTACCTGACCTCGATGCTTTAAATAATGTGTTTACTGTAAAGACGTTACCTGGATCAAAATTTGGTGGTGTACTATCATCTTGATAAGTTATTTCTGCTAAACTTTGATTTATTGCAGGTTCAAATATAAAACTTGTACCACTTGATGCAAACTCTACTACTTGCTTAGTTGTTTTCTCTGCCCTAAAACTTCTGTTCTCTATTTGCTCACCACTTAAACTTAATGTACTTTGTCCATTATAAGGTATAATTAATTTTTTAAATAATTCTGTATTAAAAAAATTAGATTGATATGTATAGCCTGCTTGACTAAACATTTTATCAATTAATGTTTTCACAAACACTGCAGGATAAATATCTTCTACTTTAAATTGATTGTTTATTCTTTTGCCATAATCTATATGTGGATAAACATATCCATTAGTTCTGCTCCAACTTAAAAACTGATTGTGTAATGTGTAAGTGTGATTGTATTCAGTTAAATCAATATCTCTTAAATAACCGTTTGTAAAATCCTGATATATGTTTTGTAAGCTACCATAAAAACATACTTCATATTGTATTTCGTATTTATCCGTTACGTTTACATTTAATAATTGACAAATACCTTTGAACTGAGTAGCTTCGTTATAAGTAATCTCTGCAATTGCTTTTAAGTTCGGGTTAAAATTTGGAGTAAAGTTAGTAGTGCCTGTACTATTGATGACTGCATTAACGTTCCATATATTTGAAAACAATTGATTGTTAAATGTAGTACCAGGTAATATAACCGTTTTGCTCCATGTTGTAGAGCGTTTTTCAGGTTCACGTATATCTGCAATATTAAAGTTAAGAGGTATTGATACCTCATCCGTTAAATCTATTTGCTCGTTATTGATATAAATTTTAGTTAAAATCATCTTCTTTGTCTTTTTCTGTTTTGTGAATAGGTAAATGAAATAACTAAATTAAATAGTTGCTGACTGGCTTCGTATTTTGTTTCATAGTTGGCATTAGTAATATTTACTGAAACTAAATTGCTACCCTCGTAAATATAAACATCTGGACTTGTTACAAGCTGCTCTAACCATTCGCTTTCAGCTTCCGTTATCCAATCACTATTAATTGTAATTGTATCGTCTAATACAGTCTCATATTGACTTAAACCTCTACTTGTACGTGAGTAGTTGTAGTTAGTACCACTCCACTGATTTGGATTGCTTTTGTAAGTATTACGTTTTATGTTTGTACTTTTTGTCTTTGCACCTGTGAAAGTGTAATAATCGTACTTACCATAGTTATTCATGAATTTAAAACGAATAGGATCGTATTTGCTGCAATATTCGTCAATGTATATTTTACGTGATTCGGTAACTGGATCAAAGTTATCCTCAGTCATTTCAACTGTATAATAATAAGTTGATGTGTTTATAAATGGAGCAGTACCACTTGCAAGGTCTCCAGTTGTTAAACTTGTTAGCCAGTCATAACTTACATTAACATTAATTGATCTATCTTGCCTATTGCTTATTGATCTATAAGGGTTTAAAATAGTAACAGAATTTTGCAATGATCCTGAACTTGTATATGTTTTAATTAATAAATAATAAGCTTTATCTACAGTTCTTGTCATAAAACCTAAATTTAATTTTTCACCAATTCTTGTATAAATTTTAGGACCATCACTTAACCAAATTGTTGAATTATTAATTGTTACATATTTATTTGTTGTAAAGTCTAAAAAGCTATTTGCATCAAAAATCCCGTTAAAACAATAACCACTACTTGAAGTTAAGTTAGTGTAGTTAGTTATGCCACTACTTGCCCCGTATTGTTCACCAAACTGCACGTTGTAAGATGCTATTGAGTTTCCACATTGTTTAAATGTAGTTGAGTTATCTTCAGCATCCCGTGTTAGAAAGTTTTGTATTATACCGCTTACATCAAAAGTTCCGTATCCGTTAGTCGGATTCTTACCTACTTCTAATCGTGTATATTCTGATGAACCATTTACATAAATATCTGCTATGTACCTAAAGTTAGATTGAGCTATATTAGTAGAACTCAATGTAAATATCATTTGATTGTACGCTGGTGCGTAGCTGTTAGGTGTGTTATATATTGTTAGTGCCATTTATGGTTGATAATCGTTTGCTATGTCTTTTTCTAATTGTGGTATCTCTATTGTTAGGAATTTCTTTCCTTTATATCCAAAACGTTTAATCGTTCCGTTCTTTAATATGTTAGTTGCTATTGCATAACTCAAAGACCTTCTTTCATCCTGTGTTTTTGCTATTTTTTGTAGCTCAGGTTTACTTGTAATCCAATCTAATATTTTAGGTTGTAGTGCTTTTCTTTTTTCTTTAGTAAATCCTTTTGGCTTAGTGCCTTTTTCTAAGTCTTCCCAATAATCTTCAATCTCAATTATTATCTTAACTATGTTTCCGTTTCTTACGCTTGGTCTCGGTGTTATAGACTGCATTAAGTTTCCACTTGCATCAAATTGAAATTCTAAAATATTATCTTTTACTCTTTGAATAAATTTTAAAACAGATTGATCAACTGTTCCAGCTTTTTCTACTTTAATTATAAAGTCATCTAATACTTTAGAGGCTTCGTCTTTTAAAACACCTATTGCCATTTATTCCTATCTTTAATATAACTTAAATAGTTTAAGAAAGCCACTACATTCATATTTAAAAAGTAATCCCATTTTGTCCTATCCTTACCGCTTAAATTATCCAATGTAACATACCAACTCCAATAATCTAAGTGCTTTTGCTGTTCTGTTCTTTCAACTCTTTCTGTATCGTCATCCTCGCTTCTTTCATTTGATTTACCAAATAATCCTCTATAGTTGGATATAAATTCTCTATAAGTTTGCAAAAAAAAACACACAAAGGATAAACGATTCCAACATTCATTGACTTTATATGTTCAACTCGCTCTTTGTAATCCATTTCGACCTCTTTGTATTTTAACCAACTTAACTTGTAAGGCTTAACAAACATTGCTACTAATTGTGGCAAGTTTGCAATTATTGACTCTTCGCTTTCTGTTAACTTTGCTAAACTGATAAAGTCACCTGCGTTTAATTTAGTAATATCGTAATTTACAATCCAACGGTAACCATTGTGTTTAAATACCTCAACCGCTTTTGGAAATTCCATTTGAAAAATAAAATTAACCGACTTAATTAACTCTTTCAGTTGGTCTATTCTTATTCTTTCAACTTCATGTACTGGTATATCGGCAATAATTGAAATAACCCGTATTTCACGATCTATTGCATCAATTTCTTTGTCTCGAACAATATCATAGATTAATGGAAATTTATCTATTGAAATCTCATGCCATGTATTTGGAATTGTAATTGTCATCATTTTAAAAAGTACCTTTAATTTACATTAGTGTGTATCTGCCTGTTTTATATTTTGAGTAAGCATGGTATCCTAAACATGAAGCCATAACCCCATCATCATGGAATCCACTTGGAGCTGAATACTTTATTACTCTGCTTTTTGGATTATATTCGTAGGTAAACATTTCAAGTTCTTTATCTAACCACTCAACATTTAAGAATTTTACTTCTTTATTTTGGTTAGCAACGATTAAACTTTCAACTATTTCCTTTTTGCTCTGATTTGTAGTAACGAATGGTTCTATTGTGCAGTAACTTGCACATTCCTTTTGTAGCATTTCAAATATCACATCGCCTATTGAGTTTACCTCAACTAATGCAGTTTGGACATTATTTGTCCTCAAGCCTTGCGCTATATTCTTAACTATGCTATTCCAATCAGTATGTCTCCACCTTTCAATATAGAATTGTTCGCCTTTTTCATTAAATATAGATAATACTGAATAATCATCTGCCCTGCCTAAGTCAATACCTGCAAAAGCCCTTCCATTTGCTTTATTATCACTTAACTGCCTATTATTGAATAGTGTTGCAGTACCATCTACAAACTCAGCTAAGTATTCCTGCCTAAACACCATGTCAGGCAAAGTTAATTTAGCATCGTCAATCTCTTTTGGGTTAATCATTGG